ACGAGCGCTGCGCGGTAGCACCACCTCGCCCTTCTGCAGGATTGCCGGGACTTCGCCGGGCTGAAGCCCACCGGCCACGCCGCCGCCATGCATGCGCCTGGCTCCGGCGAAGGTCGATGCCGCCACGGCGCGCCCATGATTGTACCCGTCCACACCGGCGACGCCGCCGGAATGGAGGATACCGGGAATAAGGAAGCCGCCAAGCAGGCCGCCACCGCCGCCGCCGAACAGGCTGCCGAAGAGGCCGCCGCCATTCGCCGGGAAGATGGCGTTGAGCGCCATCTCTTCCAGCTTGTCGGCGATCTTGTTCAGCACATTGGCGAAGATCTCGCCGGCATCCTTGCCGGCGCGCAGATCGTCGATGATCCCGCCAAGCACGCCCCGGCCGAAGTCGTTCAGTTCGCGCTGCTGATCGAGGATCTTCTGCTGGCTGGCCTTGAAAGCGTCGGCGCTCGAAGAGGCCTTGGCATAGTTGCCAGCAAGTTCGTCGATCTTGGCCGCCAGTTCAGGGGTCACCTCGACGCCGGCCTTGGCGGCGTCGTTGAGGAGCTGCTGCTTGATCTTGGCCTTGTCGAGCGCAAACCCATAGTCGTTCACCAGTGGATTGAGCCCGGCCTGCGCCTGCGCCTCGGCGTTGAGCAGGTCGATGCGACGCTGGATATCCTCCATGGAGCCCTGGAAGATGTCATCCGGCGTTTTCGCACGGCTGGAGCCGACACTGGCGCTGGCGCGACGCTGCGCATAGGCGATGGCGTCGTCGACCGTGCGGCCTCCTCCGAGAATGGTTGGATTGGCGTTGATCGAGGCCTGTGAAATCAGGCCGGCGAGCGGCGTGCCAGGCGCGGCGCTAAGAACTTTGGCGGCATCACCAGCGCCGAGGAAATGCGCGAGCTGCAGCGCGGCCTCGTCGACATGCACGCCGGCATCCTGCAGCACCTTCGCGTTCTCGGTCGCGTATTTGCGGATCAGGTCATAGGAGACGTCGGCATTGTCGCGCAGCGCTAGTATGGCGTCGCGGGACATGCTGTCGGCCTGTTGCGGATAGTATTTCTTGAACAGGTTGAGCCAGGTGCTTTCGATGAACTGGCCGACACCCGAAGCGCTGGAATTCGGATTGCTGCCGCGCCCCTCGGCGCGGTCGACACGCTGGACGAAGGCGTTGATGGCGGAATTCAGGCTGTCGATCGACTGGCCGACATCCTCGAAGGAAGGACGGTCGCCGGGGGTCGGAGCGGTGGACGGAAGGAAGATGCCCTGCGGATTAGTGAAGGCACCGGGCGGTCCGTTGAAGCCGCGGAACCTTTCCGCATTCAGCGCCGCATCCTGTGCCTTGCGCGCTTCATCGGCCTGTTTGGCGACCGCGGCAAAGCCATCGGCGATTTCGTGGATCTTGCGAGCGAAGGCATCCGCCGCCGGCACACCTCGGTTGAAATAGACGGTCGAAAGCGCCTCGAGGAGCGCCTTGTTCTCTTTCGTCGAGTCTTTCCCTTCCTCCACCGCCTTCTGCAGCGCGGTGAATGCGCGCTGGACGGCGACGATCTCCTCGTTCGGCGCGCCGGCAAGCCGGAGCTGGCTGACAAGGTCGGCTATATCGACGGTCAGCGCCTTGACGGTCTCGCGGGCCTCCTTGAACTGCTCGTCGATGGTGAGCTGCGTCGCCTGCCGGATGTCGCCTTCCTCTAGCGCGCGCTTGCGCTCATCGGCATAGGCCTTCACGGCTGGCAGCGCGTCGCCCCATTTCTGGGCAACGCGATCGATGAGCTCGGCTTCCTGCTTCAGCGTCTGTTCGCTCTTGTCGCCGCCGCTCACGATTTCCGAGAAATACTCTACCCCATAGCCGATCAAGGTGATGGTCGCGATGGTGGCAAGCGAAACCGGATTGATGAGCGACGCAAAGGCGCCGCCTAGGGCCTTGACCGCGCCGGCAGCGCCGGCCTGGCCGATCACCTGGTTGATCTGCGTGCCTTGCTGCAGCGCGATGGTAAAGGGCGATCCGCCGCCCTTCAGCTGGACGGCGATATCCTGCAATTGCGAGGCGAGGTTCGCAGTCTGGAAGGACGAGGCCTTCATCGCGTTCTGGATGTCCTTCGCGCCCCCCTGGATGACGGTGAAGGCCCGCTTTCCGCCGACGGCGACCTTGTCGAAGGAACCAGCCGTGCGGTTTCCGAGATCGTCGAACTGCTGCTGTATCGCGGTCGTCGTCGCGCGCGTGTCGCCGGTCAGCCGCTGCAAGGCGCGCTGGATCTGCTTGGTGTCGGCAGAAATCGACAGGATCAGGTCTTCGGTATCGCCGGCCATCAGTCAGCCTTTGAGACGGAGATGCGCACGCCGTGTTTCGTCACGAACTCCGCGTGCTTCTGTGCAAGCCGCTCAACCTGTTCGTCGCTTAGGCCGCCCCTAGCCATTGACACGACGGCGGTAGCGCGAGCGGCGGCCCAAAGATACGGCTGCACCCACCATTTGATGCTGCAGGCCAGACTGACCGTTATTTTGGCCATCAGTCGTTCTCCCTGATCCAGTCCCAAAGCTCGTCGACTTCCTTGGAGGTGAGGGCCTTGTCCCCGTCCGGATCGTTGGCCTTCTGGTAGCCTTCGAGCGCGGCGAGGTATTGCCACATGCTCATTTGTCGGACTTGCTGGGGTGTGAAGCCGAGGACGGCTCCGTTGCCGTAGATGGCTCCGAACCGGAACTTCCCGTTTGGGAGTTCTTCGGATCGCTCTGATCCGGAGCCTCTGATTTTTTTCCGACGTCCTCCTCCGGCGCGCCCGCGACGGCGGCGCCAAGGACGAGCTGCGCGAGCACGAGGCTTTCCAGCGGCGGCCGGTCCTGCACATAGGCGCGAACCAGTTTCAGCGCCTTGACCGGCTCATGGCCGCCGCCGATCAGCCCGAGGCGGATGACGTTGGCGATATCCCCCATGCGCCAGCGGCCGGACACGAGACGGTCGAGCACAACATAGGGGCCAGCGTCACAGGCCTCCTGGAGCTGTTCCAGCTCGCCCCAGCCAAGGCGGAAGACATAGTCGTCATCCGCGAAGGCCTGTGTCGTCGAGGCGTCTCGGCTCACGGTGTAGTGACCCTCGTCATGGCGCCATCGGATTGCATGGAGACATTCGCCGTTACACGCTGGGCATTCGGCGCCGTCACGGCGAAGGTCTCGACATGCATCTTGCCGGTCCACGTGATCGTTTTGGTCGGGAATTCCCATTCGATCTTGACGTTGACGGAATCGACACTCTCCCAGGCGTCGAGCCAGTTGTCGACCGACTGAGACGCCAGAACGCCCTCACCACTGACCGACATCGAAAGCGATGTGGCGTCGCGGCCAAGCCAGTCGACGGCATCCGGATCGTCGCAATCCGGAAGCTGGAATTCATTGAGAGCCTTGGTCAGCGTGACCGAGCGGGAGGTGAAGCCACAGGGTACCGCAAATTGTTCCGGGGAAGCACCGTCGCCAAGCATGACCTTGACCTTGCCGCCCTTGATCGTCGTGGGGGATGCCATCGCATTTTCTCCATGGGTTGATCGGCGCGGGTCGATTATGCAGGCGCGCCCCTGCCTACTTCACGGTTGTTCCGCGAAAGCCTCGAAGCTCATGCGTGACCGGTTGGTCAGACCATCTGGGTCGCGGGAAAAGACGTTTTGCCGGTGCAGCAGATAGACCAGCGCGTTGTTAGCCAAGGCCAGTTCAGGTTCGAGGATGCCGTTCCGGACGGCGTCACTGATCTTTTCGGCCTCGGGAAACCCGACCGCGCGCGACCAAACATTGAGGTCGAAGGTGATATCGAAGCCCTTGATGCAGTCGGCATCATCGGACAGTTCGACCATTGGGCCGACAGTCACATAGGGAAAAACCGGGTTGTCCGGCACCGTATCATATACACGTTGCCCGATTAGCGAGGTCACTCCGGCCACGCTCTTTAGGCGCGCCACAATCGCGCCCTGCAATTCGAGACTTGGCGATGTCATCTAGCCCTTCTTGGCCTTGCGGACGGCCTTGTTGACGGCACCGGCGATCCGCTGGCGAAGCCTCTTCCGATAGGCGCGGTAGGTGGGAAAAATGTGCGGGCGGGCTGCCATCTTGACGGTCCCGAATTCGAGAAAACGCCAAATGAACTCTGCGAAAATACCGGTGGCATTCGGATCCTTGGTCGCGATCACCGTTTTGCCGGCGCTGGTCGTCTTTACCTTGCCACCGACCCTGCGATCGCTTGGCCGATTGGAAAGGCGATCAGCCTCGATGGTGTTGGAATAATGCCCGGTGTTCCGCGGCGCGCGAGGCCGGATCCTGTTCGCCAATTCCTTTGCGCCCTCGAGCTGCTCGACGGCGATCTCCTGCTC